CTGATAAATTACAAGCCATATCTTTATTGTTTTAAGTTTTTAATAATAGGGTGATGATTTCTCACCACCCTTTATTTAATTAGTTAGTTACTATTAGTAAGCTCCGTAGTAAACGATATCAGAACCGATACCAATTTGAGTACCTGCAGTGTATCTCATAATAACACGATAGTTTTGAGAACCATCGATGTTGCTCATGTCTAATACCTTCACGGTGTTGTAATCATTTAATAAACCTGTTCCGAAGAATAAGTTAGATTTTTGAGCTGCAACTACTTTAGAAGCTGCCATACCTGGACACAATACGATTTCAATACCATTGAAGTTGTATGGTTTTTCACCAACGTTGAATTGGTTGTTCCAACCATTTGCTCCTGAAGTACCACCCGCTTGTGATTGTTGGTAAGCTTTAGCTACTTGAGTACCTACATAAAGTACTAAGTCAGTTTTGCCATAAACAGTTGCAGGGATAGTAGCAACAACATCAGTTAATTTAGAGATTACGTTAGCTGCTGTGATTGAACCAGAGATAATTGCACCTGTTCCATCAGCTCTTGCTGCTAATGCGCCTGTTCCTGTTGCTACTGAAGCAGAAATTAAAGATTGGAATCCTACGAAAGAACCATTAGTTTCAGTACCTTGCCAAATTGCTGTTTCAGTTGCTTCTGCTACTTTACCACCAACGTAAGATACTAAGAAGTCGTTAAAGTTCTTAGGGATTTCATCAAATGCAGAGAATCCTAATTGCATAGCCTCCCAAGAGTCTACGAATTCTTGCTTACATAATTCCAAGTTAACTTGTAATTCTTTTGGAGTCAATACTTGCTCTGAAATTGCTACTGAACCTGAAGTTACGAAATCACAAGATGCATCTTGTACGATACCTGATACATCTAATTTTTGAATTACACTTTTGTACTTAACGTTTGGCATGATTGATACCAATTTCTTGTCCAAAGTGTTTGCACTTAATAACGCTGCTGCGATATATCCACTTGCCGCCTCACCACGATAAGATGAGTTGTCAATTGTAGGAAGTGCGAAGTTTTGTTTTGCTTTCATTTGTTAATTTTTAAATGAGTTAAAATATTTTTTATCTATAAAGTTTAGATAAGAATGAACTTTGAGAGTTCTCTACTTTCTTACCATAATTTTTATTATTCTTTTGTGCTGAAAATTTCATAGCCTCATCGATTGGAGCACCATCTAATTTTGGTAACTCTTCTTCTTCTTCATCAGGTTCTGCTGCCATAGCAACTTCTTCAACAGCGGTTTCATCAACGGGTGGCATCATAGCCTCTTCCATTTTCATCACCTTCTTTTCCATCTCTTCAATGCGATAAGCCATTTTCTCCATCATCTTTTTCAATTCGATTTCGATTGATGGTTCTTCCTCATCATCTTCAGATTCGGTTTTCTTTTCTTTCATTGGAGCTTCATCATCTTGTGGGATAGTTTCAACTGAATCAGTTTCTTCAGCCATCTTTAAAGTTCCACTTGCTACTTGATTCTTTAAATCAGGCTTCTCGTCTGCTTTAGTGATTTCACCTGATTGAGGTAAATCTTCTACCTTTACAGTATCTTCATCAGCAGCTGCTAATTCAACGTTTTCTCTTTCAACGATTTTACCACCTTCAGATTTAACTTTGATAAGTGTTTCGTTTCCTTCAGAATCTTTTAATGCTAATTCATGCATACCATCTGGAGCTGCAGTCTTACTACCATCTTCAGATACTACGAACAAATCTTCACCTACATCGAACGTAGCTGATTCTACAATTGTTCCATCTGCTAATCTAGCATAAGTTAAAATCACTTCGTTTTTTGATAAAAGCGATAGTATCTTATTTAATACAGTTTTTGAATTCATATTAGTTTGTTTTTTATATTGTTAATAACATTGTTTGTTTAAAAAGTAATTATTTTTTTATACAAATGGTCCATCTTGTGCATAAACACGCATTTGCTGACTGGTTAAAGCTCTTCCTACATATGCACCAATAGTTTTTAATTTGCCCATACCTGTTATAATAAAATCTAAATAATCTAAAGCAAATGCAATTCCACTCCCTGGACTGAAAAGAACATTATATTGTGTAGTAAAATTATCTAATGATGTAAAATAGTCGGTAGAACCATATCCTGGACCGGTATAAGAATTAACAATAGCTATATAGAAATATTCATTTTTCATAGTAGGCGTTACTGATAAAGTACTCGCATATTGACTAAATGTTTGGGTTGCTCCAAATAATCCCGCAGGCGGTTCAACGCCGGTGGTTACTGAAGCCCAATATTTATTTATTGTAATACCATCTCTACCTAAAAATCTTTCACCATCTACCGATGCATTTAACTTAATTTTGTAAATATAAGTTGAAACGGTAGGTTGGCTTCCCAATCCACCATTAAATTTAATATCAACTCCGGATGGTGCTGCTATGTAAGAGCCAGTTGAATCTGTTCCATACCACGAAGAACTTACATTTAAATTTGTATAAGAAACTTTAGTATTAGTTTTACCTATATTATACCATGTTGTACTACCTGGACTATATGATTCAAAAATATCAACATCATAGTATAAGTCAGATGTGATTGTATTACCCGTAAAAGCGAATGGAAAAAATTTCATTATTGTAAATTTTTAACTGCAGTTCCGTATAATATTGAACTATCGAAACTAATGAATGATATAATATCTTTTGAGCCAGTATTCGTAGTTGCACTATATGATATGGCTGATGGCCAATCAAATGTTGAATTAAAAGTTAAACTTCCTGTTCCAATAGTTGGTTGAGAAACTAATAAGTTAATTGTTTGACCTGCTTTAATATTAGATGCTGCTAAATGTGTAGCACTTCCTGAAACTAAAGTAAGTGTAAAGAAGTTTCCGCTGTTCAAATCCATACTTGCAGTAGATGATACAATACTCATAGAAACCACATTACCTACCACAGAGCCGCTTGTTGCTATCGAGCCTGTAAAAGTTGAGCTACCACTTACATTAAGAGTTCCTTCTACGAATGTGTTAGAGCCTGAATCAATTAAGAATCCAGTCTTTCTTGCAGCTGCAGTACCTGTACCAACTGCGAAAACAGTTTCAGCAGTCATATCTTTTGTACCATCAATAGAGTTAAATCTACCAACGAACAACGAACCATATGTATTATTTGGTGCTAATGGTGTATTTGATGCTGCTACAGTTGAACTACCACTTACAATTAAACTATTACCAATTATACCTGTTCCAATTATGTTTGAACTATCTCCTGCACCAACTGATGATGATAAAAATGCTCCTGCTAAGAAGTTTGCGTAATAGTGTTTAACTTGCGTTGTAGATACGTTCTCTCCAACTAAATCAACTACGTGCCCCACTCCATATAATGTATTAAGTGTCACTCTTGGAGTTAAAGAAGGTATGATTGAACCACTCGCTATTGTAGAGTTGTTATTTACAGTAACGCTACCATTACCAATATTCGATGCATATTGTATCGAAGATGAGTTTGCATTAATGTTTGTAGTTCCACCAAATAGTAAGTTACCACTTATAGTAGCTGCAGCTGGTAATGTAGTTTTACTAGCAACAAAGTTTATATTACCATTAAATAAAGCATTACCCAACATATTAATACCCGCTGTGGCTTTCTCTGCACTAAGTGTTGGTGATAATCCTAAGGTAATAGTACCACCCATAAGAATATTATGGTTAACCGCAGATGCTGATGAACTTACAGGCCCTTTCCAAGTAAATGGAGCTTGTTGTGTTTGTGAGAATATGTTACCATTCATTGATGGCGACCATGCCATACTTCCACTTATTTGTGGAACAGAAGCCCCGGCTGTAAAAATGTTACTAGCTCCACCAACATATCTCTTAAATCCTGCAGTTGCTGCAGCTGGGTTAGTGAATATGTTATTACTACCACTTACGATTGTATCAGCTGCAGTATTACTATTTTTGAATATTAAGTTTACGTTATTCAAATTCGATGAAGATGATACGTGCAACATCGATGCCGTAGTAGAACTAAACCCTGATGGGGTTAAGAACAAACTACCAGAGTATGTAGAGAAATCAATACCACCATTTGTAGAATTACCATCTCCGGCATTAAAGTACAATCCATTGAATTGTGTCATCTTACCAGTCGTTTGACTGAATGTCATCAATCTACCATTGTTAGGATTTGTATTAAATACTAAATCACCATTTGATGGATTAGTTACTATACCATATGAAGTTATAGGTCCTGAACCCGTACCTGCTAAGTTAATACCACCTAAATCTGCTATGTTAAGGAATCCTACGTTAGTATTTCCACTAACGAATAAACTTGCACTAATAGTTTGGTCTCCTACAAATGTATTCGAACCTGTTGTTGCGTATGAACCAGTCTTTCCGTTTAAATTACTTACCGAAATGTTTAAACTCGCAGTTGTTGTTTCTATGTTAGTTAAACGACTGTCAGTAGATGCAGTATATGAATTGAACGATGCGGTATTTTGAATACCAACATTTGTAAATGTAGTAGAATCTCCTTTTGTATATGTTATTGTTGTACCACTATATGATGCAGTATTTAACAATGAGCCTGTTTGAATAGGCCCTACTGAATTAGTAAATGCGTTTAATGCAGAAATAGATATTTTTGCACTACCACTAAACACTTCTAAACTATCTATTCTTTGATTAGTAGATGCGGTATATGAATTAAAACTTTGATTATTAGATGCAGTATATGAATTGAAAGATGATGTATTTAATTTAGTTCCATCTTGCTCTATATTAATAGTAGCAATATTACCACCTACGTTAGTTACAATAGATGCTGATACTAATCCTTCAAAAAATAAACGAGTAGAGTATCCTTGTAATATACCATTATCTCTAATCTCATTTATAGATGAACTCCATGCATTCAAAGATGATGTTGTACTTTCTAAGTTGTTTAATCTACCTGTTGCTGATTGTGTAAATGAATTAACGCCTGTATTGATTCCTAATTGTGATGCAGTGAACGAATTCAATGCAGTAAAGGATGGTTGTTGAGATGCAGTAAATGCGTTTATATTACTTATACTAACATTCCAACTACCACTATTAGTTGTATATTCAGTTTGGTTTACAGTCGAATCGATTACATTAACATTGAATGCTCTTAAATCAGATGGAGTAATCTGCCCTGAATTGTTGTTTGGAAAGGATTCGTTATTATCTACTAATAAAGCCTGTTTTGATATTGCTGACATATTCTTATATTATTTTTAATTTTGAGGAATTTCGAAGTCGCCTGAATAACCATCACTAAATGCACCGCCTCCGGTTCTCCTTGGTGATTGTATTGAACCTATTCCTTGCTCCATTAAAGCCCCATTACAACATTTAACATCGTAAGTATTTGCATTTAAGCAAAGACATCCTCTTCTATTATTCTTAGGAGAAGATAAACCACGAGTTGGTCCAATGTAAATGCCACTCTGATTCTCTCTGTTTACTGAATATCTTAAATTGCCGTTACGGCTGTTACTCCATCTACCTGACATAATGTGTTCTTTATAAAAGTAATAACACTAATTAAAACAAATATAATTATCACTTAATCCCTTTCAGCATTTCTTTATGCATTAAGGTTTCTAATTGGTTTTTATCTGCTTTGAATGCGAGATACAATAAACATTTCTCTAATGGTTCTTCTACAACTTTATCGAATCGGAGAATATCGCCTTCTGCCAAGTCAACAATCGCTCCATATGTTCCCCACTTCTTTGCAAAATTGGCTTGATGCTGCGTAGAGCTTCCGTCTCCATCGAAAATTTCAGGATAGAATTCAGTAAGCTGAGTTGTAAATTTGATAAAAAAAAAAGTGCTCCAAAGTGTACATCCATAGGTACATTTAAAAACTTAGTGTAGCTATCATCGCCTGTATATGTTTGGATTGAATACATATCACCCGTTTTCTTAGTTACAGGTCTGTATAGTATATTCATTATCTTAGCCCAATTATCATCTATTGCTATTGTATCAAACTTAGATATATCAGCATATGCACCATAAGTCATCTTAGATAAGTTAGGCTCGAATCCATATTCAACACCATCTATATTTATAAATCTTTGTAATGGTAATTCAACATCTTGTAAGAAAGATGCTAATTCGTTTTTGATTACATTGTAATCTTCCATTACTAATCCATTTAAATACAATGGGTCTAATCCGCATAGGTGGTATATCATTAACGCACCAATTGCTTCATCATTACCTTCATAGTTATCTATCTCCTTTTGTAACCCCAACCACTTCTTTAGAGTTATATCCCCATATGATGTGGGTATTGATAATTCTATTTCTTTTTTCATATTGTATATCTTTTTAATATCGTTTGTAATTGTCTAACCTTAGCATCTCCATTCTTTACATAAGCATCCATTGCTATTATCTTAGCTCTTAACTCTTCGTTCTCCATTCTTAATGATTGAGCAAATAGGATTAAGTCCCTAATTTCCTCTTCATTCCAAATCTTAGTATTTATAATTTCCGATTGAGATTGCATATGTTCCTTTTGTTTGTGCTTTTTGTGTTAACTTCATCATCCCTACATAACGTGCAGCATCTAATAAGTGGTCTAATCCACCTTCAGGTGTATCAGTTATATAACCATGCTTATCAGTTGCGTATTGGTATGCGTACATTTCATTGATGAGGTTTTGTGATTTCTTTTGTATGTGTAGTTTATGATTCTGCAATACTGATATACCAAACTTAATACTATCAGGTCCTTTCTTTACAGCCTTTGCATTAAAGCCCATTCGGTATAGTTCTTCTATACTACGAGGTTCTGAACTATCACACCATATCTCTTCCGATTTAGTTATATCCAATGCTCTTAACTTATCAGCAATATCTTTTAGAACTAATCCCTTCTCATATAGTATCTCTTCTAAGTAAAGGTTATCACCATTCTTATAAATTGCTACAACCGCAGTTGGATCTTGGCTATAGCCCCAATCTAGCCCGAATGCTATAAACTCTCCTTCATAATCATCAACTACTTCGAATTGATATATTGCTTTATCATTTGCAGCAAACTCACCTTTACCATATATTGTCCATTGCTTTGGATTCTTATATTGTAACTCTTCAATTGCTACAACCATTTCTTTAGGTAGATATGGATTGTCCTTATATGTGGTAACAAACCTATCGCAATCCTGCATCTGTCTTAACCAATGATAAGGTGATACAGTTGGGTTATAGGATAATATGATTCTGCCTGTTGTACGGATACTTAGCTGAAAATAACTTTCCTCATCTAATTCCGATGCTTCATCTATGAATAGTATATCACTCTTTAAACCTCTAAGTTTCTCCGGGTCATCAGAGTTTATAAACTGAACATTACTTTCGCCTAATCTATATGTTCTATCAGTTGTATTCCAATCGTTATCATTCCATATGCCAATACCTTTTAGTATATCGGTGAAATCTTTGATTATAGTACGTTTAAGCGATGGAATGGTTCTACGCACTATCGTTATAGTTTGAGAGCCTTTAAGCCCCTCTACAATGAGAAATTGGAGTATTCCATAAGTCTTTCCACTACGAGTTCCACCAATGTGCTGACTAACTCTAGCCTTACTCTCTAATAGATTCTCAAATGTAATTGTGGTATTAATTACTACTTCCACTCTTTGTTATGTTTACTGATATAGAATGTATCCTTTGGTCAATCTCTGCTCTCACTTCCGTTCTACTTAATTTAGGTAGGGTGTACTCCATCAACTTCAGTGCCAATTCAATTGCACGTTCGGGGTCGTCTTTTCGGATTTTTTCCAAGTCTGCTGATAGTGTGTTAAGTGTATTATCAACTGCTCTTGCAATTGTCAGCTTCATCATCTCCGTAGAACGATTGATTGCTCCCTTTGGTCTGCCCGTTGCCAGTTTGTGTCCTTTTTGAAATGCCATATTAAATTCTATTATTTAAATATAACAATGGATTTCTATTTTGTAGTATATACATATATACTAACCAATCAGTGCCTTCCATATAGTATAGAGTACATCGAATCCAAAGGTGAGTAAGAATAGCAAACCAAAGTATGCTATTAGTAGTATCGCTTCTTCCGATAGTTTATACGGATTGATTTTCTTTAATAGTGTTAATAGCTTTTTCATATATTGTAGATTGCTTTATTCTTTTATTCCTATATTTGTTTTCTAGTCTTAGTACTTCCTTTATTACTTGCTGATATACTTCTTCTCTGATTATAAAGTTTGTCAAAGCGATTACCTTATATTCATCCGGCATCTTTCTTATATTAGAATAGTAAGGATAGAAATCACCTTCCCATTCTGCTACACCTAATCCCGTACCAAATGTATCTG